CAGTCCATGCCCAGTTAGTACCAGCTGGATGATTGTCATGAGCTTCTTCTACATTCCATACATCTCCAGCAGCAGCATTACTAGGCAATTCTGCGTAAGTGGCTTTGGAACCTTTGTATGAATATACAGAACTAAGTTTGCCTTCAAGAGTAGTTACTCTTTGTCCTAATACACGACCTTGATTAGCTGACAGTGCAGCAGTTGTAGAACTAGAACTTAAATTATTAATAATCTCTACAGTTTGAGCAGCTGCAACGTCCATCTGTTTCCATCCGGAGTAGTCTGCTTCTAGGATTTTATCTTTATCAACTAGCATATAAATTGCCTTATCAGCAGCAACAGCTACTAGCAATCCATTATATACGTAGATAGTATCACCATCATACGGCCAAGTTTCTTTATTAATAAGTTCAGACTTATTGTCTACTAAGATTCTTGGGTCTAAAGCACCTTGAAGTTTAACCTCAAAGTTGGCTGCAAATTGGAATGTACCTTTATTTCTTGCCATATATCAATTAGAATTTAGCGATTAAAGTTACTGAACCTCTATTAGAACCATTATAAGTATAAACTGAATAAGTTACTGGTGTAGTTCCGATAGTAATCTTTTCTTCTGTCTTAGTATATTCACTAAGTCCAATGGTTTCCATTTGATTAGAAACTGTGTTCAACATTTGAAGTTGAGTGATAGTTCTAGGCAATTTGAACACTTGAGGAAGAGTTCCTGAAGGTTGTAATTCAAATCTAGGAGTAGTCATAGCTCCAGTAGAAGTATTCCAAGCAATAAGAGCTTGTTTAACAACTGGGTTGTCAGAAGTAGCTGCACTAGTAGAAGCATACCATGGATAAGTACCATTAACTGTTACTGCATTAGATGCAACTGAACCAGCTGCAAGTGGAGTACTATAATTATTACCTTTGTTATCTTTAGGTTGAGGTCCAATTAAATAGGCTGCCTTATAGTTGTAAGTAGTATTTCCTAATGCTACTTTAGTTGGCAGAGTAGTGTTAGATTCTTGACCATTTACATAGATGAATGAATTACCTTCATCCAGAGCACCAGATCTATTGTTCTGTTTTACTCCGTTAAGAGTAATAGCTCCTTTGTTAAGAGCAGTGTTGAAGTTAGCAGCTGTAGGTCCAGCAGCACCTACTTCTTGTGGAGAAGTATAGCTCTTAAGTGAGATGCTTGCTGTAGGAGCAGTAAATGTAGGATTAATAGTAGGGAACAGAAGTTCATCCCACATATAATCATAAGTCTGTCCTTCTAGAGCACTAACTTTAGTTCCTTTAGCGATACCACCGACAGCATTAGGCATAGCCAAATTCTTGTCCTCAATAGCTGATGTATACTTACCACTACCTACTTCAATCTCTGTTGTAGTAGTATCAGAGTAAGTAATGACCAGTTTGCTTTTATCAGAAGACAAGGCTACATTAGTAACGACTTTACCAGCAGCTAGAGCTCCTGTGTAAGCCTTACCATTCATCAGGATTTCGTTAGTGTCAGTAGCGAAGTAAATCCCATCCTTGTGAGTAGTTTCAGCTACATAATTGGCTTTTAACCCTCTGTAAAATTTTAATTGTGCCATAAAATTTAATGATGTTATTTAATAAATATGTTAATAGGGAGTACAGTGTTATCACTGAATCTCACCTCCCCGCCAGTTATTTCACCACTGGCTTCTTTATACAAATCTACTCCTACAGGAGTTATAGTTCCATATGTTTCCCAAACTTCTCCATTCCATGCATAATTAGCACCATTAAGAATAACGTTGTAAATATCACCCACTTCTGGAGCAGAAGGTAAATCTGCATAGGTAGCTACTGACCCCTTATATCTAATAGCAGTAAAATCAGAAGATATAAGTATATCTCCATTACCGAGTATAGACTGACCATTAATTCTCTTAATGTTAGTTCCACTTACAAGTTTATCTTGTTTAGTAGATAGTTTATACTCTAACTCATCTTTTAATTCGCTAATTGCTTGTTGTATATGTGTTAGGTCTACAGATACGTCTTCGGAACCGTCATATGTAATCTCTCCTCCAGCATGTTTAACTGTTAAAGTGCCTACAGGATAACTCTCTGGTAAATCAGCAAGTCTTGCGGCTTTAGCAGTCACTACATCATTCCATACATATGGAGTTACATCTGACATTAATGCTAGTTCATCAGCTGATTCTCCTACTACAACTGCTGGCCTGGTATTACTATGTATTTCTAAGGAAGCATTAGTATTACCTAATTCAATTCCTCCATACACGTTAGATGTAATAAGGTTCTTTGTGCCACCTACACTGTTTATTACAATACCCTTACCTTCTTCTAATACTATATTGCCATCAGTTAAACTAACCTTGTTGTCCAAGTCAGTTTCTATATTGGATATAATTGCATCAGTTTCAGATTTAGTGTAGTAAAGTGAAGGATCTAATCCGCCTCCGCCTTCAGATGCATATTTAACTCCATTTAAGTATATTGATTTAATATCCTTAATGAAATAAATAGTAGTAGGGTTTACAGTTAATAATAAATACTCATCATAAGTATCTACTGCCTGTATTCTTACTGGTGATTCAGTACCTTCCCAGCTAAACTTACAAACAACTCCTTTATCACCTTTAGTAATAACTACATTAGAATCAGCATCAGTGTCTATCACTAAGTCTGCATACACTCCAGATTCTGAAGTCTTTAAATCTACAGACCTATTAGTAATTGGATTATTAATCTTTAACTCTGATGCTATTTTACCGTCTTTAGTTTGAGTGATAATGGTATTAGTTATTTGTCCCTTCGCTATAAAGTCTTCCAGAGATACTTCAAATCTATCTCCGTTAGAGGTGATAAGAACCAACCATTCCTCATTCAGTGCATTACCGAATCCGTTATCTATATCCTCTTGTGTTATAAGATGTCTTTCAAACGAAACTATCTTAGTATCTTTATCAAGAAGGATTGACGAAATCTCTTCACCACTTCCTCCTTTACCTATGACTCTAATTTTATCTCCTTCTTCTTTAGTATCAAGTTCAACTATACCTGTTACTTGAGTAGCAATAGCATCTTTGATAGCTTTAGAAGAAGGAATAGAGTCTTCAACGTCTATTGAGTCCGACACCGTATATGGGCCATATGTTGTCCACAAATAGTCCAACTGGCTCATATTGGCGGGTCTATTAGGATACTGTTTCTTCATCACCTTCTACGTCAATCCAAGTTATTTCACCACCTATATCATCTGGAAGTTGTTCTTTAGGAACCTTTCCACTTACTAAATCTGCTTTAGACTTTAGTAGAATTTCAACTTCGGGCAAAGAAATGGCTCCAATCTGTGCTGGAGTGACTCTATGTGGATTGTTGAAATCTTTAAGGTGGCTATCAATATCACTTTGTAATTCACTAATAACAACATCTAAGGCTTTAGAATCATGTGTGATGTTATCGGAAGTACCTTTAACATACAGAGCATTTCCTTCCTTTACTAAGATGTTATCTTTAGCTATATGCAACCTAACGTCAGCAGAAAGCTTATCAGCGCCAGTTCCTAATGATAACACTTTCTCCAATTCTACTACCTTATCAGGAATAGAGTTATCAACTTCCCATTCTCTAATAAGAGTTCCAACTGGAATCCTAACTACTTGCTTATCACCAGTTAGAAGTTTAAATACTATAACTAGCTCTTCCGTATCTGGGTCATACTTAGCGTCCTCTACGATAGCTGACAAACCAATTTGATGTTGTCCTATAACATTATCGTTAACCTTAATAGTTAAGAGTCCGTCTAAATATTCAGTAGTTAGTTTATAGAATAGACCGTCATTCTTTATGGTAATTCCGTTACCACTATCAGTAGATACCTTAACATTACCAGATATTGTAGTTCCAGTAATCTGTCTATCAATATCTAATTCAATGCTTGGAGTATCTTCTAGTGTAACCCAGTTAAAGTGAATAGCATGATTCACTAATTCGTCTAGCTTGCGCAGAGAATCCATTACAGATGTAGAGTCTTTAAGGTAAGTAGTTTCAGTATCAGGAACATAAGCTCCGTCTTCTCCCAAACCTACTCCTTCTTGTGTCTTATCGAGTTCGGCTTGTACCTTATCAATATTACTCTGTAATTCCTCATCAGTGCTGTCTAGATTACCTAGATGCTCTCTAATTTTAGTAATTTCCTCTGCAATGTCCTTCAGACTGTTTAAGTCCTTTGGTACACTAGTATGGTCAACACTTCCCCAGATAGCATCGTCTGCTGTCTTTCTATCTTTAATTTCCTGCTCTAATCTAGTTATCAAGTCAGCTATAGTTTCATCACTCTTAGAAGTAATAAGTTTAGTAAACTCTAACTCATCGTTAGTCTCCTTTCTAGTGACCCAATATAGTGCTTGATTACCATCTCCGTCATTTTCAACTACCTTTAACAATCCCTTGTGTAAAATAGCATTCTCTTCAGGAGATGAATAAAATTCTTTCAGTTTCGCTTCAGTTTCGAAGATATAGTCAGCTTCTATAGGGAACGGACCACCTCTTCTAAAACTTGCTATAATTTCACTATATGCTCTCATACTTATTAAATGTTAGCTGGGTCAAACTTAAATGTTACCTCCAAGTTGAGAGTTACTAGAGACTCCTTGAACACATATATCTTATATATTTTACTATTTGACAATCCAGGAATTTCAAATGGGATATCGCTAATAATGTCAAACGATTCAAGACCAAACTGTTGAGAAGGCGTTGTCATTTGAACTAAGTCTGGATATTCCTTAGGCATTGCTACAAATATTTGCTTAAGCTCTTTAGGACTTGAGAAATTATATTTGTGTTTGATTTCTGATACTAAGTCACCAGAACTGTCAATGCTATTGTTCTCTGAGTCTGATTGAACTAGCTGAAGTAAGTAATCATAATTAACATTAGAGGCTGCATACCATTTAGGTAAGATTCCTACAAATATATCATATGCTACTTTAGTAGTACAACTAGCTTCCAGATACGTACCATTAGGATAGAATACTTTAAACGTAAAAGTAGTTTCTTCGTTAATAGGTAAACTCTTTACAGTCAACTGTCCTAATTCGAAATCATCCTTAGTATATGTTCCAATAAGCTCATCGTTCTGCCATAATTCAGCATAAGATATCACTCCAGTAGAACCTCTAACGAATAGTTCAACGTCTACTATAGAACCTAGTAAAGCATACGCAGGAGCTTTAACATCTACAGATTTACCGTAGAAGATTGCATCCATAACCTCTTGAAGATTCAATTTCTCTCCTGGGTCAGTTTCATCTTCAACGAAGCCTACTGTAGTCTGAACTGGTCCACTAGTAATCCAAACAGGCTCTTCTACAATAGAAGCATCCAGCTGTCTCTTAGTTACTAATTCGTCATCTTCCACAGCGTCTACTCCCTTCTGTGGAGCAGTAAACGGAACTGAACCATCACGAGGTACATAATGCTTACTATAGATTTCTTTAAGAGTTCCATGAGGGTCATATTGATTGATATGTTCCTCAATAGCCCCTCTAGCCGCATCAATTACTAGTTGATTAATAATTGCATCAATTTGAGCTCTTGAATAAGTCTCTGCTCTAGAGTAAGTTTCAGTCTTCCTGAAATAGTTGTTTAGTCTCTGATTAAGTAACGTTACAAATCCGTGAGGGTCTGCATCAACTAAGTGTTTGAACATTACATCATCTACATATTTCTTAGTAGATAGATGTCCATCAGCTACTGGAGTAACTCCTAACTGTGGTTTTAGAAATGCAGTAGTTCCGTCACGTCTAACGAAATTCTTGATTAAGTCATCAACTTGTTCTCTAGTATATAGCTCTACTTTCCTATAAATCTGGTCAGTAGTTACATATACTTTAAGTATTTCCTCCACAAGAGGAATTATATTATGTGGGTCTGTTTTAGCTAAATGACTGTCCATTAAAGCAGTCACGAATCTCTTGGTTGTTAAATGAAAGTCTGTCAACGGGTCAACACCTGTTTGAGGTGCTAAGAATGGTGTGGTTCCATCCTCTTTAACAAAACCCTCCAGTTTACTTTCTATAGTAGGAATTATATTATGTGGGTCTTCAGTAGCTAGGTGAGTATCCATTGAGGTCTTAACTGCCTCTAATGTCTTTAAATCTGCTGAAGTCTTATCATAGACATCATTAATGCCAGCAGCTCCAAGATTAATTCTAGCAATTTGTTTATCTGACTCACTCTCAAACTCCCCTAAGCGGTAATCTACTTTCAGAAATTGTGAAGTATCAATTTGTTCGTTAACAGGATTGATACATTCATTTCCAGAACCACCTGGTGTTAAAATAGAGTTATCTGCCATTTATTATTAAGATAAAATTGTTCTACAAATTCAGACCTATTAACTTCATTCTCTTCTAGCAATTCGATGAGACTTATCTCTTCGAGAATTAGTTGGTAGTCATATCTATGCCCCCGTTCTAAATACTTAAGCAGTTCTTTGTATTCACAAATCACCTTATCTTTGAGAGCATCCACAGCCTTGCTCTGGCCATTTGCTGTATTCTGATTTACACAAGCCATTACAACCTCCTATTTGTTCTATGATTCGTTCAGCTTCAGCTAACTGATTAGATTGAACCATATATTTGATTACATTAATAGCCATCCAGACTAAATCTCTCTTGTAGGATAATTCGGCCGCTACAGCATTCTTACTCCAACATTTACTGAAACCTCTGCTATTAAATATTTGCTGGCACAAAGATATATAACATTTCTTAAGAAAACAAATAGACACGTAATTATTATATGTCCTAGAAATTGTAGTATCTTCTATGTTCCTCTCTACTATCTCATCTACAGTTACGGTCGTAGATGTGCCATTAAAATACTTATAGATGTAGATGCCGTCCGAATAGTACACAGTGGCATACATAGTTACAGCTGAACCAGCCGTTTTATCCATCTCTCTATCAAACCAATCTTTAGTCGGCAGAACTATATGATATACATTAAACCACCCATCAAACCCTACTGGCATAGTTACTGACTTATTACCGTCATCATGTAAAGTGTAAACAGGAAGTTGTATTTCAGGCCCATCTGCCTTATTATGTTGTAAGACATCAATAGATACAGTGTCAGAGTACTTGAATCTGTTCTTGACGATAACTGAAGAAGATTCAGGCAAATAGCCATTCTCTCCCGTACCAGTATCGTCAAGTATGATTACCTTACAGCTATCGTTAGTGCAAACTTTAATTTTTAATTCCATTATACGTTCTTCACTTCGTTATTCTGCTGATTTCCATCATACAATTGGGCTATCTCAATATCTGTTCTTTTGGTGTCATTATCAGAAGTACTCTGCTTATAATCTCTATCAGCATTAGCCTTAATAAGACCAATCTCATAGTCATATTCAACCTTTTGTCTTTCAATAGCAATCTTAGCTTCATTAAGAGATGCAATCTTATTATTAAGCTGCTCTTTCTCTTGTTCCGCCTTTTGAAGTTGCTTCTGTAGCTCTTCGTTCTGTTGTTGCATCTGCGCAGTGTTCTGAGTTTCTTCTCTTCTCTTTTGAAATGCTTTAGACAATTTAGATTTGAGTTCAGTCATACTTCTGGCAGTCATGCACTCCATAGCTATGTCTGGGTCTAGTTGACCACTCTTGATGAACTCAATCATTAACTGTTGCATGTTCTGCATTTCCTCCATAATTCTACTACTAGCTATTACATGAATATCATAGTCAGTAAAAGTAAAATGTTCAGGGAGAGCAGTAAATACTTTCTGTAGTTTGTCACCTAGCACTAAAGTTCCAGTAAGTGGTTTATGTTTCCATACCTTCTTAGCACAATTAAGAGAATCAATCAGAATATCCTCTGCCAAAGTATCCATTTGTTGATAGTAAGATTTAGTAATGATATAAGAGTTTCTCATACCTGCCTTAACATTACTAACAGCATCCCTAGTTTCTATTCCATTTAATCTCTCTCTAAACACTCCAGTAATAGATGATGTCTGCTCTTCTAACATCTGCAACGCCATATTAAATGCCTGAATAGTATCAGCTTTTAACAAGTCATCGAATCCAGCAAAAGAAGTATTGTTATTAAATGCCCTACCTTCTTGTGAAGTATCAATAGGAGCCACACCAGTCTTCTTATAGGCAATGAATTTCTGCAATCTTTCAGTCAAATCATCACCAAGAGCCATAGGTAGCATACTAAAGTCAATCCAGTCTCCACTAGTACCACTATTAGCAATTACATTGTCCCTAAAGAAAGTAATCAAATCATACTTGTCTTGAAGATGTGAACATGCAAGCACAAGTGAATATGGTTCGTTACTTCTGTTTACAAAGAACAAACCATTAACTGACAATCCACAGTGTGTAGGATTATCTTTAGTTCTAACTACATCAGGAGACTTACCAGTAAGAATGTAAATAGATTCTCCGATTTTAACTCCTTCATATCTATTCTCTACATAATCTTCTCCTTCTTTATCAACATCAATCCACTCAACTTCAAACACAGGTATTAACTTATAATTGTAAGTCTCATAGTAGTCGGTAGGGAATCCAGGTATTACTTCTTTACCTGCTTCAAGTCCGTCTGTAATAGGAGCTCCAGTAGCCTGATTGCTCATGGAACGTACATATATATAACTACTATCGTAATATCCCTCGAACATCTCCTCCAATTCATTGATGCTACTTGCATCTAATTGAGGACCATATTTATTAAGTATTTGTTGCTTAGTTAACCAACGTCTAATAACTACTCTGTAGCTATCTCTAACATATACAGATTCTGGATTTCTATCAACGAATACATTACGTGGGTCTAATACCTCTATTTCTATATTAGTTCTCTTCCTACTAGGATGAACCTGGTAAAAGCTCATGCCAGTTACTAGTAAGTCAAGTAACAGGTTCTTCAATTTAGTAAGTAAGTTAATATCTCTAGATTGAATTATATATTCCACAACATTCTGTGCAGCTATTTCATACTCGCTAACAAAGCTATTATTGATATCTTCTACTAACTTATTAAGTTGAGCTTCTACGGCTTTATCAGTTACTTCTTGTCCTCCTAAGAATGCTAATATCTGATTATTAAGGTGTTGTTGTAAGTATTGATATACTTCCTTATTAATTTGTAATTCCTTATCTCTAGATATCTTAGATATAGTTTCTTTATCCTTGCATGACACTTTAGGCAGTAATGGAGTACCTAGGTATTCTCCAAGTAAAGCATCAACATGCTTCCTGATAAGAGGAGTGAATTCTATAGAAGTAGGATTGCCTATTCCGAAATTCTCTTCTAGATACCTATATTGTTCGGCATCTCTATATCCATTATAATAATTATATGCTTTCTGTAATTTGTACTTAGGAAATACTAATTCTGATACTGCCTTATCAATATGCTCCATTAAGTACTCATCACTCCTGTTCTGTGCACTCATTACAACTCTCTAATCCGTTATATTGTTTATATCCTAGGAAATAATGTGTGTCGCCTAATCTTCTATCTCTTAATTCCTGTCTAAGAAATTTAAGATATGCTACTTCACCACCTTCAAACGATATAATAAGTGGCTTGTCTATATTATTCATGCCAAGTGTTAACTTATAACCCCTATGTGTCCCCTCGGCAGTTTGTAGCTCTTCTAGCTTTAATTTAGCCACATATTCTTTATGATAAATCTGTTTGAATAAATCTCTGATTGCTACTTCTAATTCTTGTAGGGTCATCGTATTGTGTAGGCCATAAATTAAACTTAGGTACTATCTGTTGCTTCTCTGGAATAACTCCTTTATGTCTAATTCCTCTTTCGTCAACCCAATAACCGAAAGGTCTTAGTTTGTTATTAGGACTGTCCATTTCTTTAGGAACTACCCCCATTAATTCCTCGTCTCCTAGTTCGCACATACCCCATGCAGCTATAATATCAAACTTACGTTTATTCTCATAACTGTATTTAATTGCTTCTTCTAGAATTTCTTCAAACCATATATTATGACAATAATCTTCTATATGTTGAGCTATTAAATCTAATTGATGCCTAATTACTACTTCAGTAGCAGGAGCTCCGAATTGTTTACTACGACCTCCTTGTATGTCAGATTGAGTAGCTCTAGGTCTTCTCATCAAATGTCTATTCTCTTTATGTTTCTCTCTAAAGAATTGCAGAGTAGACATTCTAGTAGATTCAAGAACAGCCTGACAATCGTAATACTGCAATATCTTAAGACATGTCATATGTGCTTCACGTAAAGTCTTAGGTCTGTCCCTATAATAGCACACTATTTTAGGTTCATCTAATCCATAAGCTCTCTTTTTAACTACTACACAGAAATCAGAAGGGTCTTGAGTCTTATCAGAAGTGTCTTCACCACCCATATCAATACCGTCAATACCAGCAACATATAAATTTCTAGGTACAGCTCCATGTTCTCCTCTAATCGGATGTTCAAGTATCTTAACCTTACCTTTAGGATTACTAACAAATCTTACACTATCAATTGCTTCCTCTGTGTGCTGGTTGTTAGTAAAATTATACTCTAACTGGCCTACATCAATATGTGGTCCCAGTTTATGTAATTTAATATTAGCAAGTTGCTCACTTAACAATACAGTATTAAACTGGTTATCTCCTTCTAGAGCCAAAGCATCATCAGGAGTAAAACAGAACTCTGCACATGCAATTAAATGCTCCTTCGGGTTAGCTAGTAGAGCTTCTCTTTGGTCTAAATAGAACTTCTTAGCCTTCGCAGTATTAGTAACTCCTCTATCGTCTACATATCCATTTGCTGCTACAAATGTATAGGCAGGTATGAAGAATGAAGTAAAAGCGTAAGAACCGTCTTTAGTATGATTGTGTTTATAAGGTAAGAAATTATAACCAGCTGGATTATAAAACATCTTACTAAGTCCGTCAAGTGCAGGTCCCTGGTCTCCACCTGTTCCCCATACAAATCTGGTTCCGAATTTATTACCTAGAATTTCTACAAGAGCTGTACTCTGTAAGTAAGTCTTTACTAGAATTGGATTAGAACCAGATTCTTCAAAGAACAATCTATCCACACGGTCTCCACGTAGCTTACGAGGAACATCTACTACGAAGCCAATGATGTCTGACATGAATCCAAATTCTTCTCTGTCTTTAGTAAGAAGAGAAGCTCTCTTATGCATATCAGAATTATATTTCTGTCTTAGGTGTCTCATGCCGCCTTCTGTATCAGCATTTAAATACTCAAGTTGCTCCCAGCATTTACGAAGTACGTCACTAACGAATTTCTCGGTAAATGCTACATATACTGTATGTGAACCTCTAACAGTTGTATATAACCTAACTCCTAAAGATGCTGCAATTTCACTAAACACTTTGTTATCGTATAGGCTTTTTATCCTATACTTCTTATAGTTTCCTATAAGGTCAGCGCACATATTCATTCTTTTATAGAATGTTCCGCACTCGTGGGAGGATTATTACTCTCATTAACGTTCACCTCCTGCGCGTTACGGTGGTCAGCGATGAGCTGACTTACCTCGGTATTAACATAGTAACTAAACTTATTAAACTTTCTTGATAAATAGAAATTAGCATCATTATATAGATAATGATATAGTTTACTCACTTCGCTTTTAGATGAAGTAGATATCCTATACATATCATCACGTTTAAGATAATTAATATTTACATTAATATCATTCTTAGAAAGAACCTTCTGTATATCAGACAACATAGTAATTGTTTTACTACATATATCAAACTTATATCTAACTCTGTCAGCTTTACCCTTCTCTGTAGCTAACCATCCAGTAATACACCCATCTCCATCAAAATAACCTCTGATGAAATGTTTCACAAGGTCCTCAGGAATGCTTGGAATTTTGAGTTCTGCTACGCTTTTATTATATCCTATCCCTAAGTCTACTAAGGCATTACATAATTTGGAACTAGTAATGTCAACTCCAAATGATGCATGGGCATTTACTTTCATACCGTTTCTTCCAGTTACAATATGTGGTGCTACGGTAAACGTTCTAGCGTCTGGACTTATACTATCTTTAAATAAGTACACTATTTCAGAATCTCCAGACTGCAAATGAACTCTTAAGGTTTTGCGTTTCTCATCAATACTGCCATCAGCGGCATAAAATCCAAGCAGATAAGCTTGTAGTTCAGTTTCGATTGTATCGAAGAATGTATGTCTTATTCTTCTGTTAGATATATGATTGTTGTATAAGGGATAGTTATCCTCAATAAATTTTAATTGTTCCTTCTTAGTCATAATATTAAATTTAATAAGTGATTAATCACGTTAGTCTTCACCGATTTTGCGGAATTTATAGTCGGCTTTAGTTTATTGTGTCAACCGACTCCACGAGCTTTAAGGGCACACACATCCTTCTTCAACTTCTCACACATTTCTATGTAATGGAAGTACTCATACTGCTTACTAAAGAATGAAGGGAATGTAGTTTCACGACCGGCACCAGCTTGAGACACATCAGTATTTTTCAACCTATAATAATTAAGGAAGAAGTAATTATCACCTGTGATTCTATACCCATGTGATTCATATCCTCGATTACATCTTCTAACCTCTTCGTCCCAAAAGTCATTATACTTCTTTGTTCCCTCCGGATAAGCACAGTATTTACCGTTTCTTAGTTTAATCTGTCTAGCTTCAGTGAACCACTCTGGATTAAAATCCAATCCTCTTTCTTCATCCACTGGTCGATATCCAGTCAGCTCATAAGATAGAGTAGGGTCGAAATGCTTAATCTCAGTATCTAATGATACATCCCATTCAACATTAGATGTTTTAATTGAATTGTCCTCTATGACAGGATTTATATGTTGAACAGCTTCTATTAACTCTGGTTCTACTCTCTGTATTAACTCTTGAACTGTTTCTGGAATTTCGACTTTCTTCTTAGGTCTGCCACGTCCAGCCATAACTAATCTAAATGTCCTTTCTTACCTTCACCTCTGATACCAGTCTCTTCCTCTTGCTCTTTCTTGTACATATACTCAAGAGTTTTAAGTTCTTCTATAACCTTAGAAACTGATTGCATTTCTTTCATTACATCAGCCACTTTCCAAACAGGTCTATTAGTAACTGGGTCTCTTTCGGATAAATCTATGGTGTCAAAGTAATCAGTAATTCTATCGACTACACTTTGAGCAGACTTAATGAGTTTAAGTGCTCTAGATTCGTTTTGAATATCTCTGTACTTCCTACATGCGGCTCTGAAGATTGGGTCTGCCCATTCCTCTTCACTTAAATTAGCATCCTGAAGACATGATTGATGTCTTTCTTGCTCTGTATAATCAGAGTATGGAGATGCCCAATCTAACATTAGCCATATGTAAACAAGCTCTCTATAAGCTCTTGATTTGCAAACTCCCGTAGGGTCTTCTTTGGTCTTATTCCTTTCATTAGTCCATAGAGCTGCGAACTCCTTAATAAGAAGAACCTCTGGCTCATTCACAATCACCGAATTAGTACCATTATCAAATAGGAATACTTTCATATTTATTTGCTTTTATAAGGCTTACCAGCTAGTGCTTTCCTCTGAAACCCATTAAATTTCATTTCTCTAGTGCTATCTGCCGAGCCTGGTCCGCCTTTAATGTGTTTAATAGCATCACCGCTAGCTTTACTAGGAATACTCCATTTATTGCTAACAGTTCCACCCATATTCTTCTTAATTCTCTTCTTAGCCATCCCTCCGCACTTGAACGAAGTAATAGTGCCACCGCTTAACTTTTTACCTATATTACTACCTCTAGTTGCACCTGCTCCGCTAGCACCTCTGCCGTTGGCCTGGTCTTTCATATCAACTTTCATTTTGTCTTTTAAAGGTAGTCCTTTGTAATCTGCTTTGGACATCTTCTTATAAGGGAGCTTCTTGTTACTAACATTATATATTCCCTTGCTAGTGTGTACGGTATCAGTCTTGTTAACTGCTATTTTATCACCATTCTCGTTCTTCTTGATGCGTCTCTTGGCTTTACCTCCACATTTATCTTTGAATACATCCATAGCTTTACTGCCTTCAGCCATTGCTTTCCTTCTACACTTAACACATCCTCCAGCCATGAATCTCTCTACCTCATAACCTTCTGGACACTTACCTTGTAGTCTGCTAATGTAGTTAATTTTGGCTCCCATCTTAGCCATGATAGTTTGATTATTCTCCATACTCTTGTATTGTTTATAGATTTCATTAATTTCCCTCTCTGAGAGTTTGGATATAGTATCCTCAAACTCCTGCTGAGACTTAGGCTTAAATAACTTAATAAGGTAGGCAGAGAACAACTCTTGGTCGTCCTGCCCACCTTGTTGAAACTTAGTTGCCATTATAGTTTAATTAAGTCTTTAGTATTAAAGATAGCTTCTTGTAGCTCTCCTCTTGTAGAGAACCATCTACATCTAATACCCTTGAAATATTCATCTTTCTTCTCATCCTTAGATGGTCTAAACGTCATCGTCTCTTTCTTAACTACAATCATCTGAGGTTTATATGGGATGTCTTGTCTTAATGTTACTACATCTCCTGGTTGATAAAACACTTTCTCTTCCATTATTCTATACTTTTAAATCGTTCTTTTAAACCTTCATTAATAACCACCTGCACTTGCTGTTCAGCTACAACTTCAAATCCTTGTCTGAAGAACGGAACAGGTACTCCAGAAGAACGCCTATAATATATATCGTCTCCCGGTTTAATAAACTTACACAAAGGACTTACTTCTATAACATTAGCTACAACTGAAAGTTGATACTCTGTATCTTTCTCTCCAGTGTCTGGATTCTTAAATGCTCCGTCATATTCTGGTATAATAAGTCCGCCTTTAGTCACTTCTATCTTTTGATACGGATTCTTAGCATAAGGTCTAACTAATACGTATGAATTAATAGGCATAATTTCCATACTATTCATCTTCTCTGTTACTTCCTCCGCTTTCTCCAATTCATCTTTAATGTTCTTATTAAGTGCTTTAGTGTAAGTATCTACTGCTTTATTATGTGCTTCCACAGCAGCTTCTTTCTTTAAATCTTTAAATCCATCTGCACCGGCAAAGCTTAATCCTTTACCCCCAAACATTACATCCATTGTTCCGTTATTACTCATAATTTAAATCATTTACCATTTACATGCTGGACATGAAGACTTAATATCTCTAACTTTAGCATTAAGTCTACACCCGCATCCACGTTTATAACCATCTTTACGTTCTGTTGATATATCTCCTGTTTTAGGGTTCAGCCACAGTTTACTACTGCATACATACCCTATAAATGAATCCTTCATAATAGGACACTTCTTACATATTCTAATACGAGCCCTAGCCATTTCTTCGTTATTACCTAGTAACTCATTTAAGTGTCCATTTACAATATTAGTAATTCCCATAGATTTCTAATGAGCTTTAATTATACTTTACTTTTAATATCTCAAATCCCAGTTTGAAAGATACTCTATGATTATGAACTAGCTCATTAGAACTCTATAGGCTTTCTCTTCTCCTTGATTTCCTCAAGTATACACTGCTTCTTCCAATGCTTACACATACGTTCTACATCATCTTTAAGGTAATCTAACTCATGTTCTGTAACGTTACCATTATGGTCATAATGTATAAGCAATAACTTCTTAATAACAAAATCAGGATTTAATTTCTGAAGCATCCATGCATAGGTAGATAGTTGTAAAGTATAATGTACTTTATTACAGTCCATTAAATTATTCATAGGATACTTCATCATTTGACTCTTCTTAGTCCTGGTATCAAAGTAAGATTTCTCGTCAATACTTTTATTAGTCTTGTAGTCAACAATGTAAATGTCATTTCCGTCTTTAATAAGTAAGTCAATTTGACCTGCCAACCTAAACTTATTGTCGTCCGACCTTCTATATATCATATATTCAGGGAAGACTCCTCTTTCTATGCTTAGTAGGTCTAAGTTATTCTTCTCTAAAGATTCATTAGTATTAACTTCAAAAGTTCCGCCTAAACCGTAACTTCTCATTTGGCATGAACTCTTACCTAAGTATTGATGTTCCAAATCACTATGAATCTTTGTACCTCTTTCCTTGGAATCGGCATTAGTTTTAGACCACTCATCCAGTATATCCTGTTGTGCAGAATTAAACTCCGTCTCATTTAAATCATACATGTCTAAGAAGTACTTCTTATCAAAACGTTTAGTTTCTAATAGTCTCTTCTTCTCTATGGCAAACTGTTCAGCACTTAATAGCTTCTGTAATGCTTTGTACTGCGACCAGAAATCACTGTCGAACTTTTGACAGAACTCATGTATCATTGTTGTTACTGAAGTGTATATAGTATTGTCAATTTCACTCCAATACATATGGGAAGAATCGTTGTAACATATTTCCTTGTTCCTCTTGTCTACTTTCATAATCCATTTTAAATTTCTTCCTAATTGAGTTATAATCTAGTAATGTAGATAAAGGCTGAATGCATGGAGCAATAACAGAATTGTAGTATCCTAAATAGTATTCCTTGTCGTTAGGATAGATAATTACTACTAACCCTATTGGTCCATCAATACCTACTATCGGGTACATCGCAGCAGATTTTGCCCCAGAGTCCTCTAATAAAGCTACTAAATTAGGGAACGTTCTACGATAGTTCTCAATAGTATCAATTCTGATGAATTGATTGTCATTAATCCTTTCAAGCTCATCACCGTAGTTAATATACTCCAACTCTTTCCATATCTTAATAGTTGCCTTAGTTTCATACCCTCTTCTCTTCTCTGTAAGAGCTGTTAAATAGCGATATGATAAACCATGTGTACTTTGTAAGGTATTATGGTAATTCAATAACAAGACATTCGATGCATCCTTATCTTCCATAAGAATATGCTCTATGTGCCCGTTAACTTGTGGAGTAATCATCTCTGTATATTTCTCAGCTAATACCTTCTCCGTAACAGCTGCCTGTCTATAATCTTCTAAAATAGCTTTAGTGCGTGAAGAGAAATGAAGCTCTACCATCAAGAATGCAAGCATTATAATGACTATCGTCTTAACACCAGAACTCCAACTGTCAATCCACCTGTACACCTCTTTTAGTTTGCCCAATAACATTAATCTACTGATTTAAAGGTTAGAGATTAATAATAGTTTAGTTTCTTTATTACTTATTTACATTGACACCTTAAATCATTAATTCATCTGATTTGTTTGATAATGTGCAAATTTAGCAATACCTTTGTGAATAAAAAAGTGATTTAACATGTAATTTAATTATGGAATTTAACGCAGAGGAATTATCAAGAATTAATGAGGCTCTGAAAGAGTTACTCGATGATGCGGACCTAGAAGAGGTTCCCATGTTTAGATGTGGTAGTAAGTTAGTAAGGAAAGATAAAAATGGAAGCAAGATTCATATTAAGAAGAAGAATCGCGGCAAATTTACGGCATCAGCTAAGAAAGCTGGACAGAGTGTTCAAGAACATGCTAGGTCTGTACTTAACAATCCTAATGCGACTCCGTTACAGAAGAAGAGAGCTAATTTCGCTAGAAATGCCGCTAAATGGAAGCATTAACTATGAAATTTAAGTACGACAAATCTAAGGGATTACTATTCTTTATTAATCCGTTACTTCCGGTAAAAGGATATTCATTTATGAATATTTGTGCTATTATGTTTACTAGAAGTGAGGATTATATAAAGAGAATGAGTCAAGCTACAGTTACACATGAGAAGACTCACACGAAACAAATATTAGAAATGGGAATAGTATTCTTCTATTTATGGTATGTTTTGGAGTGGTTTGTACGACTATTCATTGATAAGAATGGTCATACAGCATATAGAAATATATCATTTGAAAGAGAAGCTAGATACGCGGCTGAACATCCAGAATATAAGAGGAAGACTTTCAGCTACGGTTGGCTTAAATGGATATTATGAGAATCTCAACTAAAGGAAGAGGGATTATTAGGGCACAACAGGGAGCTGTAGCAAGACCTAATCCTAAAGAGAATTATAAATTGCCAGAGGACCAGAGATATCAAGCCCAAACTAGAGGGATGAAAGATGCGAATGGTAATTATTATATTGACCCTAATAGGCAATTAAAAGGTACAGATATTCAGGAGATGAGAACTAAGGGAGCTAAAATACCTTCAGGGTTTAATACCCTTAGTGATGACGAGATAGCTAAACTGCATAATACCTTCGCTAGTAATGCTAACAACAAAAGAAGTAATACTATGCTAATAGCTAAGAGAGGTGTGCAAATTAAACGTAGAATTATTAAATAATAACAATCATGGCTTTAATTTAAAATGAAGACAACAAATGCCCTACCACTAAACAAGTGAATGACGCACTCAAGTCTATGGGGGGGGTTCAGACCCTAGTTTTAACAACACAAGATTTGATTTATTCAGGTAGAAGTAGTAATATAGAGGTTAACAGTGCCGACACTGTAGTAATGGAGATTGTGAAGTCTAATATGACAGACATGGTCCCATTTCAGTTACTGTATTATGGAATAGCTAATTCTATACCAACGTGTACTAATATAACAATATTAGGAATCCCAGTAAGCAATCTATTTACATTATACGTAGATACAGGTAATGGTTTACAGAGTTTCAGCCTTAATAAAGCTACTAGTCAAAAGTGGATTGCTTCTACACTTAGTAATTCTTAACATTTAAGAATTAAAGTACAGTAATCGCAGTATGAGAAACTTTATATTTGATGTTTGGGTATGGTCTAAGAATAAACATTCCAGACTACTCAAGCAAATAAGAATCAAGGCTCAATCATTCCCATCAGATTTATTCTGTTTGAATGAAGCCGCTAAGGATGATGATATATCTCCTTATATGAAATCAGATGAATTTGAAGTAACAATTGGTAATTTAAGAGAATATCAAGAATAATGGAAAGTACTAATGAATTAGTAACAGCAGCTGAAGCTAGAGCAGAAGGCTTGAGCTTAGACGGAGTTGCGAACAATAGATGCATTACTAAGCAACAGTTCAATGATAACCTACCGTCGGGGGGGGTATTGCTGACGCTATAGATTTATTAAACGGTTCACTAAGCGGCAGCACCCTAATATTCTTTAATAACACTACTACAGACACTACAATGGGTATATCAATCACAAATATGTATGGTCAAAGCACATCGGCTACACCAGATATTCCTGCTTCATCTATGGTGGTATACCCTATAGCAGGTACTATAAGAAATGTAGCTTTGTCTGGCAATAGTGTGATTGGAAGTAATACTTACGTAGCATTCCTATTAAATAATGTAAAGAATATGAATTACTATTCTAATTATGAAACAGATAGACTTATCATAGGAACTAATCAGAATTTGCCAGCACAGAGTATACTTGCCGTTATGTGTATAAACAATACATAGCAAGTATTTAAAATGACAAATAAAATTGCAACAGAACAATATTTAATTAATTTAGCTGGTGGAGGTACAAATACTCCAACCAAGTGTGCCACTAGAGATAGAGTAGAGTTCTTCGGACTTGAAACTAACGATAATTACGCTAATAATCAGTTAGTTAAGGAAGAGGATATACAGTTGTCAACATTCCAGTATGACTTCAATATACATGTTTCAATAACTAACTCTGGGCTTACGTCTAAATCCTATGACTTTGTAGCAGATGTTTACATAGATGGAGTTCCAGATGGGTTTGTAACAATTCCTAGGTCTGGAACTCTAGACTATCAAGGGGCAACTTCCTTTGACAGAAACTTCCACTTTAATTTACCAACTGATTTAACTAATGTCTCTAAATTATTGTTCACTGGATATTTCAGTACATACAGGGTGACTGTAGATGCAGATAGTGTAACACATAACGCAGTATGCCAATCTGGGGTAACTACTGAAATACCAATAAATCAGGCATATATAGGAGGTGACACAGCTAATATTTCTATAAATGTAATTATACAATGAAGTTTGTAACATTCTTAAAGCAAGTATTCACATCCCACTCTGGCATATCATCTAAGAGACTCTGCGGAGTAGTAGGGTGGTTTGTCTGCTTGGGAGTGTTAATATACTGTGCAATAAACGTAATTCAAGCCCCATTAATGATAGACACAGTCCTGTTGTGTTGTATGGGATTGCTTGGTATAGATTCAGTAACAGGAATATGGAAGAGATTCACCAATAACGATAAATCGAATAAATAATGAAAGTAATACCTAAACTACAACAAGGAAACACCATAGAGTCCGATAATACTAAAGTAGTTAGGCCAGAAATTCATGAACCTATTAAAGCTAAACCTAGACAGTATTCCATTGTAGATTTAGGCGGAGAACCTTCTAATGATACCAGGTCAGCTGCTGAAAGAAATAGAGACTATTGGCATCCTATTAAAGGAGCTAAAGCCAGATTCAGGGCTTCTATGTCCAACGAGACTAATCCTCTAGTTGGAATAGAAAGAACTATACTTCCTTCAGCAGCTGGTGCTGCATTAGTAACAACTCCAGCCGCTGTTGTAGGAGGAGCTTTAGGTAATATGACTGTGGATAAGCTTACCGGGGGCTGGGGTAATTGGTTAGAAGATAAGACTGGCATTCCGTCTGAAATTGGAGTTTATACTAATCCAGGAACTGATTATATAGGTCCTATTGATGACGTTGCCGGACACTTGGTTAAGTTTCAAATGAATAAGGGTAAGCTTAGACAGACTTCTCAAGATATGTGGAAATTTAATCCTGCTGACTATGCTAAGAGGTGGAATGATTCTCCTAATACTGCTAACCAAGTCAGGCTTACTAAACAAGCTGCATTAATGGATAAAGTAGGTCGTCCTTTCATATTGCAGCAATCTAATCCTATATGGATTGAAGGTAAGTCTGTTAGAAATCCGGAATTGGTAACTATGGCACATGGTGGAAGATTTGATTTTAAGAAGTCCCCTCTGCTAAAGAAACAAGAAGAGATTAACGGTAAAAGGGATATGCGTAAGAAGTTCATCAAATCAAGTCGCCCAACCTATAAGAAGCGAATCAAGAAAGCTCA